ACAAGCGTTTTAAGTGCAGAGGAACAAGCTATAGAAGCAAAAGAAAGGCAGGCTAACGAGCTGTTTAAAAAAGCTTATGAAGCAAATGATGCTGAATTAATTTCTAAAGCAGACTCTTTAAAGGGCGAAATACAAATACAAAAAGAACAAATAAGGTTGGCTAAAAATAGAGCTATTCAACAAGAACAAATTCAAAATAATCAACAAGCTCAACCACAACAAGTAGAGCAGGAGCAAGTTGTTGTTCCTACAGAAGAAGCTTTATTGTGGAAAAGTAAAAATCCTTGGTATGGCGTAGACTCAGATACCAATGATGTAGCAGCTACTCAATATGCAAACTTTACACATATTAATCTTATTAATGAGGGCTTTGAAGCTGACTCAGATGAGTATTACAATGAATTAAACAAAAGGGTGTATAATGTATATCCAGATTTAATGAATGAAACAAATGCCGAGGAAAAAGAAGTGAGACCCGCTGTGCAAAGAGTCGCTTCTGCTTCTGTAGGAAGTAGGCAAAAAACACAAGGCAACAAAAGTGGAATAACTTTTTCAAAGTCTGAAAAAGAGCGTGTCCTAGGGTTGAAACCTTACAACATGTCTGAAGAAGATTGGTTGAAACAGGTTGCTAAACAAAAGCAAAAAATACAACAAAAAGAGGCAAGCTAATGGCTGAAAAGAAAGAGTTAAACACCATGAGAAACCAGCGTGAAACCGAGACACACGATAAATTATCTCGTAGAAAACCTTGGTCTCCTGTCAAGAAACTAGACACACCTCCTCCTCCTGATGGTTATGAGTACAGATGGATAAGAGGTTCGTTCCTTGGTCAAGAAGATGCAAATAACATTTCATATAGAATGAGAGAAGGCTGGGAATTTGTTCAAGCCTCATCTTTACCTGATGGATGGGATTTGCCTGCACTTGGCGAGGATAAAGGTCGATTGGCTGGAGTAGTACATAATGAAGGACTGTTTTTGGCTAAAATACCGGTAGAAACTATTGCAGAGAGAAGAGCTTACTATGAAGGTAAAACTTCTCAAGCTAACGAAGCATTAGACAATACAATGTTTAATGAGTCTGGCAAAGATAGCAGATACGTAAAGTATGATAGCAAAAGAGAGTCTCAAGTCACTTTTGGAAAAAAGTAGACTTAATTTAATTTTTAAGAGGTAAACTATTATGGCGAATAAAAACGCAGCCTTTGGCTTGAAGCCTGTTCGCATGATGGGTGGTGCTCCCTATTCTGGAGGTCAATCCAGATATAGAATAGCAAGTGGTGCTACAACTCCTATATTTCAAGGAGATATGGTAACTCAGCTTACTGCTGGTGTACTAGGTAGACACGCTGCTAGTGGAACAGTCCCTATCGTTGGTGTTTTCAATGGTGTTCAATACACAGACCCAACTACAGGCGAACAAGTCTTTAAAAACTACTATCCGGGTAGCATTGCTGCTTCGGATATTATAGCTTCTGTGATTGACGACCCTAATGTTGTTTTTGAAGTACAAGCAGACGACACTTTTCCTGTCGCTGACTTGTTTGGAAATTTCGATATTGTGGATGCAAGTGATGTAGGTGATGAAAAATCTGGACGCTCTAACACTGAGTTAGATGTGACTACCGGAGCAACTACAGCTACGCTTCCATTAAAGGCGATTGATATTTCACAGGACCCCGATAATTCAGACGTTGCAACAACTAACACCAATGTCCTATGCGTGATACAAAATCACATCATGGGTCAGAAAGGTGCTGGTCTAGCTTAATGAGAGGTAATAAATAATGGCAATTTCAAGAGCACAACTAGCAGCTGAATTAGAACCGGGTTTAAATGCACTTTTTGGTATGGAGTATGATACTTACGACCAAGAATATGCAGAAATTTTTTCTATTGAAGACTCTTCAAGAGCTTTCGAGGAAGAAGTATTAATCGTAGGTTTTGGTTCGGCTCCAAATAAATCCGAAGGGCAAGGAGTTGTATTCGACAACGCTTCTGAGTCTTATACTGCAAGATACACGCACGACACTATTGCGTTGGCTTTTGCATTAACAGAAGAAGCAGTTGAAGATAATCTATATGACTCACTTGGAAAAAGATATACTAAAGCACTAGCTAGAAGTATGGCTAACACTAAAGAAGTAAAAGGAGCAAATGTATTAAATAATGCGTTTAGTTCTTCATTTACAGGCGGAGATGGTGTTTCTCTAATTAACACAGCTCACCCCCTTGCAGGTGGTGGAACTGCTGCTAACAGAGCAACTACTATGGCTGACTTAAATGAAACTTCATTAGAGGATGCTTTAATTGATATATCTACATTCACAGACGACAGAGGATTAACTATATCTGTTAATGCTACAAAATTAGTGGTTCCACCACAGTTAAATTTTGTTGCTGACAGAATTTTAAATTCTCCACAAAGAGTCGGTACAGCAGATAATGATTTAAACGCTATCAAAAATACAGGTGTATTACCCGGTGGCTACACAGTAAATCATTACCTTAATGACCCAGACGCTTTCTTCTTATTGACTTCTGTTACAGAGCAAGGAGAAGGTCTAAAAATGTTCCAAAGAACAGGAATGGAAACCAACATGGAGCCTGACTTTAGTACAGGCAACATTAGATACAAAGCAAGAGAAAGATATTCTTTTGGTTTCTCTAATTGGAGAGGTATCTATGGTTCCCAAGGAGCTTAAATGAACCGATAATAGGGTTTATTATTCAACTATTATAAAGAAGGGCAGGTATTTACCTGCCCTTTCTTTTTGCTTATAATTATCAAATATTCATATTTACTCTCCCTTAAATATTGTTTATAAATTTTAGGGCACTCTTATTAGGGTGCCCTTCTTAATTGTAAAGAATGTTATAACCTTCATCATCAAGCTCTTCTATTTGTCTTTTATATTTTTTAAGCATTTTGTAAGCAATCTTTTGTTGAGCCATACTCCAGCTATTTTGTCTTGCTAGAGAAGCACCGAAGTCTTTATCAACACCATTAAAGCCAACACCATCTTGTGCTAGGGCACCATCACATCTTGAAGAAAGGAACTTCATAAATTTTTGAAGCAACTCTACTTTTTCTAATGATAAAGACTCAGCTATTTGATTGGCTTTGGCTTTTGCTTTAGCTTTTTCAATGACCTTATTAAGCTCTTTGTTTTCTTTTACAAGCTCTGGTAATTCTATTTTTTTCTCAACTACTACATCATCAAGAGCTCTAGCAGCCACTTTAGTTTTATCAACAATCTTTTTAGCAAAGACTGCATCAAGTGAGCCTTCAACAACAATGTACTGAATGAGAACAGAAGACTCTTGACCAATTCTGTGTATTCTATCTTCTGCTTGAGCTATATCAGATGGCACCCAATCAAGCTCTGCAAACACCATTTTAGATGCTCTAGTAAGAGTAAGACCAACACCAGCAGCTTTAATACTACCAATGAAGACATCAGCTTGACCATTTTGAAAAGCCTCAACTGCTTCGTTTCTTTCTACTTGGCTTTTTTCTCCGGTTAGCACCACAACTTTTTTGTCTTGCTTTTTAAGTTCTGCTTCTAACTGAGCAATAACATCTCTGTGGTGTGCCATCACAACAACCGGCTCATTGAACGACTCAAGGTGTTCAACAACCGCTTTAACTTTTTTCTCAGCAGTTGCTTTTCTTTCAGATGACATACTTACAAAATCTACTTTAGAAGAAAATTGTTCTGCTTCTAAACTGTAAGGGTCTACATTAGGGTTTTGATTTTTTTTGTTGTAATCTTCAAAAGCTGAATACTCTGCCTTGATTTCTTTTTTGTAAAGTTCATAAGGCAGCTCAATAATTTGTTTTACTTTAGCTGGTAAGTCTTTAAGCACTTCATCTTTTTTTCTTCTAATCATGAAGCTTTGTCTAAGTCTTCTTTGTAGCTCATCTAAATTAGAAGCTCCACTCCAATCCCAGACCTCTTTAGTTCTAGTGACTCTTTTTTTGTGTAATCCAGCATATCTTTTACCAAAACCAAATCTATTTCCAAATGATTTTTCATCTAAATATGCAGCCACAGCTTGTATCTCAATAGGTCTGTTAGGAATAGGAGTTCCTGTCAGCATAATTTTTTTGTCTGCTTGAACACTCAAAGCCGCTTTAGTTCTTTGAGCATCAGGATTTTTTAGATAGTGCACCTCATCCATAATGACAAGGCTCCATTTTTTATCAAGCAAGTCTTGATATTTTTGTAAGACATCATAATTAATAATGACAATATCTTGTTTTTCGTTAAGGCTGTCTTTGCCTGACATAATTACTTGAACATCTCTTTGGTCTACCAACCAAGTTTCTAATTCTTTTTTCCAATTAAGTTTTAAAGAAGCCGGAGAAACAATTAAAACATTTTTTGGTTTATTGACATTGATAACGCCAATAGCTTGAACAGTTTTACCCAAGCCCATCTCATCGCCAATTAAGATATTGTCTTTATTAAGGCAATACTCAATTCCAGCTTTTTGATAACCATAGTAATCAAGACCAGCTGGCACAGGATAATTTTTATCGGAGTCTACAGCTTGTGATTTTTCTAAAATATCTAAATCATCAGAGTATCTTTTGACAATCCAAACATCGTCATCGCTCTTTGATACAGCATAGCCTGATTTTTTAAGAGCAATTTTTTCTTCTCTCCAGACAGACCAAAAGAGCTCGCTATTAGTTTTATTAAGCTCTGCTTCCTCTACATACCTGCCATCAGGTAGTTTTTGCTTTGGAGACCAATTTAAATCAAAATTATCCATAAATCTCTTCTTTTAAAGCTTTGTACTCTTTATCTTTTTTAAGAACGTACTCACACAAATTTAAAAGGCTTTGTTTATATTGTGGCTTGTGTTTTACAACTGCTTCAAGAACGTTAATTCTATGAGCTATATCAACTATCTGCTCCTCAAGATATTTGAGCTCTTCAAGTTTTTGTTCGCTTTCTATCATTCCATCTAGTTCTACCATGTCTACCATGATTAATACCTCCTTTTTTTTACATCAATCACATAGTTATAGTACACTATTTACAAACATTTGCAACTATTTACAAACAAATATTTACTTTAATTTTAACCAAAAATGATATAATCATGTCAATCTAGGTATTTATTAACAACTTTATCAACTGACCTAGCAGACAAGCCAAGATGATAAAGTTCTTCCTCAAGGAGGATAACATGGCAAATACAACATTTAATGGTCCTGTTCGTTCTGAAAATGGTTATAAAACTATTATTAAGAACGAAACTACAGGTGCTTTAACAAACGAAATGACAATGAGTACATATAGCACTTCTATCACAGTAGCTGCTACAGGTACTTCTCACAAAGAAGCTTCTATCGGAATACCTTCAAACTTTATTCCTATGGCTTGTGCTGTAACTGTAACAAGTGCTGCTGCTAATGTAGTAAACTTGGTAGATGTAGGAACTGACGCAGACACTGATGGTTTTATAGATGGTAT